TCCCAGGCTATTTTGACTTTTCCGAAAATATCTGCATTCTGCCATTCCTCTGTCGCTCTGATCTCTGCAAATTTTGCCTTAAGGCTGTTTATTTTCCTGTCAACAAAATCCATCAGTTCACCCAGGCCGGATTCAATCTCCGGCATCATTTCCGTCATCCAGTCCGCAATCCCCCTCACGTATGGAGCCAGGCGCTCTCCGGTTGATATTTTCACGCCGTCAACAGCGCTCTGTAACAGGGTAATGGAGCCTTGCAGGTTATCCAGCATCGTTTCCGACATATTTTTTGCTGCACCGTCCGCATTGTTCACAGCCTTTGTCAGTTTGTTATAATCCTTTTCACTGGCATTAATGATGGAAAGCATACCAGCCATAGCTTCTTTTCCAAAAATCCTGCTTGCGGCTGCTGTCTGCTCTGCTT